AGCGATGAGCAATCAGATTACAAAGGCATACCTATAAAGTATTTAAAATCATTTCAAAAGCATTTCAAGGGCGTGTATAAAATGCGTTATCGTGGCAATAATGCCAAGGATCAAGGCTATAAACGCCCTAAGTCTTATGTGCGTGTGGAATATGCGACTACTTTTGCAATGTATCCAATTAATAAGGGGGTGTAATCATGTGGAATTATTTTAAAGAATGTATTAAAGACTTAGATATTCCTAAACATTGGGAGGATGTATCTTATATCAACGATGCATGTCCATCCTTTGAAAATAATGGCTTGATGGTATTTATAGAACATAAAGATCCATCTAAGAGAGAATGCGTTGGTTGGTCTCGCTTCTTAATTAAAAAGTCAGAAGATTATGGTTATGGTAGATATATCACTGAAACCAATAATTGGGAAATTGTTATAAAACTTATGGATATGGAGGTGCAAAGTGTGTAATTCATTTCAAAACAAGGATGCTACATGCGACATATGCAATTGCTATACAGATGAGCGTAGTTTAGAGATGACTGAGGTTACTGAGGACGATACATTATTCTTATGCCAAGGTTGTGTACACAGATACGATGACGAGGAACTATACGAGATCGTACAGGAAATGAAGCACGATGCCATGGTGGATCGTCAAGTAGATGATTATCTTTTAACTAAAACGGAGGATTAGTTATGCCTAAAAAATGGAGCGTTACTTATTACATAAGAGAGACTGTTGAATACGAGGTCGAAGGCAAAGATTATGATGAAGCATTTCAAAATGCCGTAGAGCAAAAATACGACCACGAAGTCACTGAGTCTGATTCATATTTTGATGTAACAGAAATGGAGGAAGAGTGATGTATGAATACAAAAAACACAACAGTGGTAAGGGTTGTAAGGCTCTTGCCATTGGTTTAATTATTGGTGCGTGTGTAGGTGCTTACATTCAAACACATGCACAACAATTGCTTGAATTGTATTATCCAATTACGCCTGATTACATATGTCAGGATGGTAAAACCTACGAGCAAGTATCAGAGGGGCATTCTGTCTACATCAAGATAGACAAGCAATGCATCAAATCAAAATGAAGGACTTTTTTATAATCTTATTCGGACACATCGTATTTGCGCTTGTGTCTTTAACCATTCTATGGATTGTTGAATCAATCATAGATCTTTTTACACATGGAGGTAACAATGGTAGGAAAAGTAACGAGTAACAAACAACTGAGTGCATCCCAAGTGCCTGTACTCATGGGTTTGTCAAAGTTTCAATCACGCAATGAATTGCTCAAGCTTGTCATGGATGCAAATCATGGCATAGAGCCACCCGGCATCTCGAACGAGAGCATGGATTGGGGAAACACCTTAGAGCCAATCATTCTGAATGAAGCATGTAAGCGTTTAGGACTTGGCAATCCTAAAATTACACATGATAAACCTTATCAACATGACACGCTGCCAATCGCTTGTAGCCTTGATGGTACAATAGATGGCAACGACCAGGAAATTATGACTGACTTAGAAAAAGGGATTATTTGTGTCAATGCAGATAAGATCAAATTGTCAGGTAAGATTATCCTGGAATCCAAGCTAACGGCTCATGAGGTAGAGAGTGCAGATCAATTGCCACTCTATCGTGGCCCATTGCAATTACAAGTACAAATGGATATTTGTCATGCAGAAGTGGGTATTGTGTGTGTGCTTTACAAAGGTACAACACTAAGATTGTTTGTGTATCAAAGAGACGATGAGACACTCTCTGAAATACATGATGCAATCATGGACTTTCAAAGAAGGATCGACAAGTACTTAACTAATGAAGAAGTTGAATGGTATGATATGCAATCGCCTGACGAAGCATCAAGAGTCTTTGATGAGGCAGAAAAAACAACCATTGACCTACCTGATGTTGAACCACTTGCAGAACAGATCCTTACTTTGAATGAAGAAATCACTGACAAACAAAAGCAAATTGATGCGCTGCAAATTCGCATCATGGACGAGATGCGTGATAGTCAATACGCTCATTCAGGGCGTTATAAAATCTCATGGCCCGTAATTAATTACAAGGCTCAACCTGAGAAGTACACACCACCTCGCCCAGCTCGAACAGTCAGACAATCTAAATTGAGAATCAGAGATAGGGAGGACTTCTAATGAGTGACGAATATCAAGAGTACTACGAAACTGTAATGAGAGAAGAAGAATATCTTAACGACATCAAGCAACGAGAAAAAGAGATGGACGATTTTGAATTCTTAGCAATCATTAAGAGGCGTATTACTGATAAACGCAGAAGAAAATTATTATTAAAAACTTACTTTGGAGAACATTATGACAGAGAAAACTTTGGCGATTGTTAAGGATTGTATGGAGAGCATTGATAAACTCAATGAGTCTCATGGCGTTAAAACAGCTGGTACGAAAAAATATACTCAAGTAGTACACCGTATGGAAGCATTCCGGAAGCACTTCGGATTTGAGTATACGGTGATGACTGAGATCATAGTTGATGATGGTAAGCGTGTAGTTATGGTTGCCAAGATATTAAACAAAGAAGGAATGATTGTAGGTACAGGTCATGCTGAAGAGATTCGAGGTCAAGGTCCTGTGAACCGTACTTCAGCTTTGGAAAACTGCGAGACTTCTGCAATTGGACGTGCGCTTGCAGCCATTGGCTTGTCAGGTGGTGAGTATGCATCTGATAATGAGATGGATGGTGTTAAGCGTAAATCTAACGCCATGGCTGAACAAGTTAAACAAGCTAATGTAAAAAAGTAATTAGCCTCAGTCTTCCTGGCAAAGGCTCAGTTGAGGTCAAGGATTGTGATGATCTAAGAAAACAAATGAAGACTATGTCAAGTTTGATTGAGGCAAATCAAAAACTAACGCCAAGTGAGAAAACAGATAAGCTTTCTAAGTTCTTGAATGAGAACGAAAAAACACTTAATAATGAAGGCGTTCAAGTATGGTTGGAAATCAAGAATCACATACTTGACTTGTTAAGAAAGATAGAAAGGGGTGAGTAATGGATAAGACATTAGCGCATGACCCATTGTATGAACGCTTACATGTTAAAAGTTATGTAGATGATGATCCATATGCAGCACTCGTGTTAGCGATTTTACGCAATGCATTAGATGAGTATTTAGGTTATCGAATACCTGACAAATTGCGTGAACGAGCAAAGAAGTTTATCTATCATGACAACGAAATGTTTGAAGTCGCTATGATGATCCTTGGTTGTGATACAGAATCTTTTCGTAATCACATCACACGTATGCGCTTGGCTAAAGAGCGACTACGCAAACCAAGGAATGACTAATGAAATACTTATCATTGTGTAGTGGTATCGAAGCAGCAACAGTGGCTTGGCATCCGTTGGGGTGGAAGCCTGTTGCCTTTTCTGAAATAGAAAAGTTTCCAAGTGAGGTATTGGCGCATCATTATCCTGATGTGCCTAACCTTGGAGACATGACTCAATTTAAGGAGTGGAATTATGAAGAAGGATCAATTGACCTTGTGGTCGGAGGAACACCCTGTCAATCGTTCTCCGTTGCGGGACTTAGAAAAGGACTTGAAGATCCCAGAGGCAACCTTGCCCTTACCTTTTGTGGAATACTTAATAAGTTTAGACCCAAGTGGTTCGTTTGGGAAAACGTGCCGGGTGTCCTCAGTTCAGGAGGAGGACGGGACTTTGGTAGCTTCCTCGGGGCGTTGGTCAAACTCGGGTATGGGTTCAGCTACAGGGTGCTTGATGCTCAGTACTTCGGAGTGGCCCAAAGACGTAGAAGAGTGTTTGTTGTCGGACACCTTGGAGACTGGAGACCTACAGCAAAAGTATTATTTGAGTCCGAGAGCTTGCAGAGGGATATTAAACCGAGCCGAAAGGAGGAACAAGATCCTCCCGGATACATTGAAACAGGCTTTGGAGCATACCGCCAATCAACAGTCGGAGGAACAACCAAAGCATGTGGAGGAACGCTAAGTGGTGGCAGTGAAACCTTTGTTGTTAAAGAGGTAGTCAATGCATTAGATACAGAGTGTGGTGGTAGCAGATTAAATCACCAAACTGCTATGTCAGGTCACTTACTACATGTAGCAGACAAAGCACCGACTTTAACCTCTAGTGCTGCAGGCATTAGTCGAGTGGGTAATGATACAACGGCAGATAGTCAATACATTGCTCAAGCGTTTCATGCAACACAAGATCCTATTGTGGGTAAGAAGTCACCATGCTTGGGATCTACATCTCAGATTGGTGTAGCTTATGCACTACAAGGTAGTGGCACGACATCACAATCAGGTAATGGTTCAGGTATTAATCAAGAAAAATGTTTTACCTTAAATCAAATTGATGTGCATGGTGTAGCTCATGGATTTGAACCTGGTGTGACTAAACGTGAAGGTAATCCTAATCGCTTTGTTGAAGAGAAAACACCTACGCTGCGAGCTAACATGGGTGACAACCAAACTGCTGCAATTCATAACATGAGAGTGAGAAGATTAACTCCAATTGAATGTGAACGGCTGCAAGGATTCCCTGATGGATACACTGATGTGAGAGAGAAGTGTCCTGATGGGCCAAGGTACAAAGCCTTGGGTAATTCCATGGCTGTCCCTGTAATGAGATGGATAGGACAAAGAATAGAGGCTCAGAAATGAGCCTCATTCGTAATTACTTATTGCATACGTACATTGTTACTTCAAAACCAAAACGTACTTCTGTTGCTTTAGGTGTTGTCCACATAATGTGTCTCCTGTTAATTGTGTTTGTCAAGATTGTATAGTAAAAAATTTTGGAGTAATATGAATCAAGATAACTATGAATTAATGCTAATGATAGATGATAACCACAAATATGTAGTATTCGATGGCTTTGGTGATAGCTTACGCTCGTTTGCTGACCTCGATCAAGTACAAATGTTTATAAAAACTAGACCTGAGTGTACATACAAAGAGATTTTGCCACTTTCCTACCATGATTTACTAGAATTATATGGCGAATCGCCATACTAATACCTACAAAGCCCACCACAAAACAATCGTTATTTTCTGATACCTTACCCTAGGTTACATTGAGATCGTGCAATACAGAGCGATTGTGAAAGCCGTTTTAGTGAGTGACCTCTGGTTTTTTGTTGATTATGTACATATCCATGCCTTCAGCATGAATTAACATAAAATCTGAATCATCCTCTTCAGAGAACATGATTTTCACCATAGACTCATCACCATCTTCTAAGATTTCAATGTTCCAAATCTTTTTTCCGATGACTTCATCTATTGCTCGAGCTTGTTCTGAGTTGAGTTCTGTTGTTATACTAGTTTCTTCGTCCATCTTCCACCGTCCTTGAGTACCATTGGCATGAGTTTAGGTTGCCCCTCTAAAATCATACCACATCCAACGATGAATCGTGACTTAAAGTTCTTAGCATATTCAAATGCGAGTTCTTTCTGATTAATCAGACATCCAGTCTGCATACCCCATACTAGCTTGTCAGGATTAGAATAGTATTCAACTTTAAACTTAGAATGATAATGACCTTGAACTGTATTCATTCCATATTGCTGCGCTACCTTCATTACATCAGCTGACATACCATGAGTAAAGAAACATGCATTGCCATCAGACAATATCACCTTAAGGTCATCTACCCATTTCCATCCGGGGCCTACTTGTAAGAACTCGTTATAGGTTTTTAAATATTCAAGACTCAGACCATGTGCTACGGCACGTCTATAAATCAATGATGAATGATTAGAGTGTACCAAGGTCATCTCTGGAAAAATTTTTTCCAACTCTTTTACATACTTTCTAGCTTCACGTAGCTCATCACCAGGTGACTTCAGGTCAGGGTGATGGTTATGAAAACTAATCGCATGTTGATCAATCTCATCACCGATGTTAACAACAAGATCAGGTTTGTACTTTTTCTTTAGTTCTTTGAGAAAATCAAACGCATCCGGGTGATGGTATGGAATATGTAAATCTGATATAACTAGTACTGACTTATACATTGGAATGTATCCTCACTAATTGGTATTAGATATAGGATATCACATATATATCTTAGATCAAGTGATTGATTTCACGCCACTTTTATCAATTGTCAGTACTTGTCTTCTTGGTTCATCGCCCTCGACAGGAAATGCAATGTGAATCCAAGAATTGTATTCAAGAATGAGTTGGTCAAATGGTATTGATGACTCTCTTATAACATCAAATACTCGTTCAACATGAGCATAACGATCACAAGTAAAATCACAAGCCAGACCAGCGATATGTTTGCTGGTTCTTTTGGATTTGAGAAGATCATTGAGAGCCTCACACCTAAAGCCACTACTAATAATAATAGGAAGACTATCAAGCTTAGTCCTAACAAGTTCCATCCCCTTTGCTAATGTTTTTAAATTCTCTAACTGTATGTCATTTGGTTTGTTATCAATACCATGACGTGATGCCATCTGACTCCTAGTCATTTCTGCTAGGGTAAAATGTTTAGACAGTCTCACTTCGTTAGACCCTTAGACTTTTCCCAGGATCGAAGCCCGGATAAACCAAGCAATGCTACTGTTAATTCCATCATCACATCAGTATGTAATACAGGTAATACTATATGAATGCCAAGTAATGCACACACCCACTGAGCCACTGGGGCGATAACAAACACCCAAGCAAAACCAAAACCAGCGACCCAACCAAGGAAAGGACGCCAACCAGCAACCCAAATGCTGCGATGGCTAGCTTCGATCTTATTAGTTTCAGCCTGAGCGAGATTGATCTTTGACGCATTATCGATGAGAGCTTTCTCAATATCAGCTTTTGCTTTAGCTTTTGCATTGTTGTCTGGAATAACTTTATCAAGTACATCCCCTATTATACCTACAATTGGCGCCCAAATCATTTGTCTCTCCATACACTACTCATTGCCAAGCATAGTAGACCAGCACCAATGCCTGTTACACATGCTTCTGTTGATGGTCCACCGAAACCTGATGGATGCAACAAGAAGTCTGCAACAGCTGTGAAGAAGCCAATGGTACCAGCCATAGCAAACTTGCTTTGAGTAATGTGTTCTTTATCAATAATAATAAATAGTATAGTAGCGAGTGCTGCTACTGTACCGACCTGTAATGCTTTACTCCAATGATCGAGTGTCATGATGATAAGGTTACCTTGAGTCATGGCAACCATACATGCAATTGTTGCTTCGCTTAGTCTTTTAGAAAAGATAGCAAAAAATTTCATTTAGATGCAATCGCCTTCAGTAAGTCGCTCAATTTTATAAGGACATTCTTGCTTTTGTTTATTACTGGCTTTCGGATAACTTCGTAAGCCACGAGTATCAAGATAACTATGAGTATATAGATCATCCACATTTTGTATTCCCCTTCTTAACATTTGACATAGTCGAGATAACATTAGATGCTATGGCTGATCACAGTGACAACGATGGCCCCGAACCCAACCAATGCTCCCCAGATTAGTTTATTTAACATACCTTCAATACGATCAAGGCGTTTGTGTATTGTGCTGTATCGTTCAGCACATAGCTTCTCGTGGGCTACTAATTCTTCATGTGGACTCATTATTCACCCCAGTCCTGTGAGTTCATTACTTCAATCAATGCTTCTACATCAGCTGCACCTGCAATAGCTGTTTCTAATCTATCACATTCAGTTCTGATAGCATCACGCTTAGTAGTTACATCAGCAGGAATAGCAGTAATCTTTTCATTTAGTCTTGTAACATACCAATCTGTTTGTGCTAATAGTTTACCTGCTGTGTCTTTGACTTGTGTAGTCATAGTATGTTTAAGACCATAAGTTGTGTAAGTTTCTCCATCAACTTCTTCAGTGACATTGTCTAATGCTTTTGGATTGTTAATGTCACCATCCCAGTAGTATCTGTCATCAGCACGAACAGGATCATCTTCCCATGTAATACCGATAGCAGTTCTTTCTGCTTCTGTTGATTTTTGTAACCAATTAGAAGGATACATCACATCACCTACTGTGAATGACCTTCCAATTCTTAATGTTAAGTTTCCTAGTTTATACATAATTACCTCGCTAAAGATTGTTTGAATGGGTTTTCGGCAAATGCCATGTAGACATATGTAGAACCTGATAAATTCCATGATGTTGACCCAGATGCTATTCTAAATCCATTAGATAATAAATCTCCTCTATTAGTAGTATCTGTGCTTTCAGCATCTGTATCATTTGGAGAAAGTGATGATGCAGTAATCAAGCCATTATATGGAGTTCGTGAAGAATCTACTAGAATCCAACTAGCAGTTCCTGTTCTTTTAAACAAAACAAACGCAGGTCTAAACCCTGTGTATATAAATGGACCATCAATACTTTCACCATTCCCAACAAAACTACCGAACTTTGAGAATCCTTCTACACCTGAAAATAAATATGCTATAAAATCCTGTCCATTTCTATTAGTTGCATTATCATTACCAACAGTAAATACAGATGCTGTTGGTTCTGTATTATTCCATCTATTAGTTACTGTTTGAACACCATCAGTTGACTCTAACTTAAGATTTTTTGTTGCTCCTAATGATGAATGATATACTCGCCAACTGTCAGTAGTGCTTGTAGTTTTAACAATCATTACATCAGGTTTTGCTCCTAATCCATGACCAATAGTAGAACCTGATGTTCCGTTTCCAGCGTATTCTACTATACTAAATCCAGATGTTGTATTAGCAGATACAGTAGATGTTATTGTTCCGTCTGTGTTAGATACAGCAGATGAGTCTGATGCTCTCCAGTTCCATGCTACATAAGATTCGCCTGATAAATTATGAGAACCTGAACCACCATCTACTTCAAAACCATCTGCATCAAAACTATTAAATGCTGTTTCAACTGCTTCTGCATTGTTCCCGTTAGATTTTAAAACATATCCTGCTCCTCTTACAGTGTCATATAATTGATGTGCATTTACTCCACTTCGTCTTTTAATCCAAGTAAAGTCAGGACTAAAACCTACACCAGTAATTGCATTAGTAGAACTATTACCTGTATACAACACAGTATTCATATACTGACTACCGTCTGCAATTGTGCTATCAGGTAGGTTATATGTATTTAGTTTTTTGTATCCAGTAGGTGGTGTGTATTTAAATGGTCTTTGACCGAAGTTGACTGCGTATGTAGAGTTATAACCAGTAAAATACGGAGTTAGTTCTTGGTCTTCTGTCCAAGTCACTGTTGTTTGTAATGTATTATTTTTATAGAGTTTAACTGATTTATTATCTACATCCCATGCTAAACCAATAACATCTGTAGAACCCCATGTTGCATATGTTCCTGTTCCAGATGCTCCTGTAAGGGTAGAACTTACACTACCATTTGCATTATATAAAACATAGTTTGTAGTATCATCTAATTGTCTAATACCAAAATTAGACCCTTTTCCTGATACATTATTAAATTCCCAATAAAACTTACCACTATTTGCAG